AGTTGATAATATTTCAGTTGGAGATGTTGTGGAAGTTTGTGTAGATAAAAGCGGAGCGATGTTTGTAAGAAGAAGAGTCATTAACGAAAAACGAAATGCCTCCTAAGAAATACAACAAAGCCAAAATGTGGAAATCATTCTTAGCGAGTGACCACATGGACGTTTTGACGTGGGCGAAGGGGAATGACGTGGGAATGAACAAAGGAGGATTGAAAATGACGAGTCCGGCACAGGCAATAACGAAAGGCTGGGCGAATAAAAAGCAAAAGATTATGGAGACTGTTATGGTAAAAGAAGAACAAATATTTCAGGACGAATTGGCGAGGAACTGGAAGCGAGCAATTAAAAATGCATCAAGGGCGGAGATAAAAATAATAAATGATTTTGCGGCAAAAATTCACGCTGGTGAAATCCCCGAAGGGTCAAAGGCACTTGAAAGAGTTTTCAAAATGTTTAGACTCGTTATGGGGAAATCAACATCGAACAATCAAAACACGAACGCCAACATTTCAATTGAGCCAACCGAAGAAGAAAAAAGGAAGATCGCCGAAGTAATAAACAGAAACAATGCCTTTTATAACAAACCAAGATTGGATATTGCTGAAGGAGCAGAGGACGAGGATATCACTTTGCAGGGATAGTTTTACGCATTTCTTTGCTTACTATTTCTCAAAGTATATGCACGTCGAGACTCCCTTGTTTCATTATGAAATGTATCAGGATGTCGAATTTGATGGTTTTCATCGGCTTGTTTGGATGGGGTTCAGAGCCAGTGCTAAAACGGCACTTGCTCGGGCGATGGTTGTTTGGTGGATTGTCTACAAAAAGAAATCAAACATCGGGTGGGGCGGACATGATCTAAAGAAGGCCAGTAAAAGTGCGAGGGCGATTGCAAACGAACTACAAGCCAACAAATTCCTGATAGAAGATTTCGGTCAATTGTATTATGAGGACGTGACAGCCGTCCGGCAGTCGAAGCCCAAAACGATTACAGACTTTGCTTGTGAGAATGGAGTGTTTTTCAGGGCGTTGTCTACAAACATTTCAACTCGTGGTGAGTTAGAAGCAGAAAACAGACCAGACGCATACGTTTTTGATGATTTCGAGAACGACAAGACGAAGGGTTCTGTGCTAAAAACTGATTCCGTTATTGATTACTTCGAAGAAACAATTTCAGGAACGTCCGCCGATTGTGATATTTTGTTTCTTTGCAACTTCATCACGAAATACGGGAGTGTTCAGTATCTAAAAAATAAAGCAAAGGGAAATCCGAATTGGGCTTTCAGGCAGATTGATCTAATAAAAAACGGGGAAATAATTTGGCCGTCAAAATTCGTGAAGACAATCAAGGAAGCAAAAGAAATAAACGACAACGAGCCGAACAAAAAGCGGCACGTCAAGAGCATTGAGCAAATGAAAGAGGACACTGGCTCTGCTCGGTTCGATCAGGAGAATCTAAACATCCCAGAAGCAGAGGGGGGGACAATGGTTCGTCAAGAGTGGTATGCCAGAGGGCGTGGGCGGTACAGAAAGGACAACATTGTGATCGACGACAAAGGAAAAACGTTTTTTTGGGAGACAGACGACGGAACGATCAGGGGTTCGGTTTTTACAGCAGTTGACCCAGCTATTTCCAAAAAGGAAACATCTGACGAGCGGGCTATAGTCACGATTTGTAAGTTTGTTATTCCAAGGACAGACCCGAAGCGGGTTTATTATCTTGTGTTTGATTCGAGGGCCGGTAGGTGGGGAATGCAGGAATTCTCAAAGCAATTAAAAAATGTTGAGGATAAATTTATGCCACGAAAGATCGCAGTGGAGAACGTGGGGGTGCAGGAAACTTTTAGGGAGCTGTTTTCGATGTATGGGATAAGCACACAGGCAATCAATCCAGACGGCGATAAAGTGCGAAGGATGAGCCGAAACGTTGCGGAGATGGAATTTGGGAAAGTTTTGTTTCCAGAAGATGGTTCGTGCGATGATCTGCTCGGTGAACTGTTCGATTTTAACGGGGAGGACGGGAGGCCAGACAACAGGGTGGATGCTTTTAACTTTGCAATGCAGTTGGCGAAGGGGGGTAGTTCGAGGGGCTATAAATCCTCAGAAAGTGGGGGAACAGAAACGGGTGGCATTATGGACGAAACAATGTAGAATTTGACCAAATCTAAAAACTCAATCACAATAAAGCCATGTCGAAAGAAATTGGATATTCCGGGACAGAGATTTTCAGCGGGATTATATCTTCTGATTACAACAGCAAACTAGAATTCCCGAACTCTATAAGCGTTTACGAGCAGATGAGGAAGGGGGAGGCGACAGTCAAGGCAGTGTTGAGGGCGGTCAAACTTCCGATCATAAACGGAAATTATTTTGTTACACCGGCGAGCGACGACGCAAAGGATTTAGAGATTGCAGAATTCGTGAACACACAATTTTTCGAGAAACTTATCTGGAGAGAGTTCCTAGCAGGGATATTGCTTTCGTTTGATTTTGGTTTTATGGTTTTTGAGAAGTGTTATGAAAGGATTGACAACAGATTGTTCTATAAAAACCTCGCACAACGATTACCGCAGGGGATTGAGAACTGGCTCACCGACAAAGCGTACATGAAAGACGCAAGCCACCCCGGGATTGAACAGAATATTTTCAGCGACTTGAAACAAGAAAGCAACGTGAACGTAAAAATCCCCGGATGGAAGTTGTTTCGATACACGCTCGAGCAGGAGGGGGATAATTTTAACGGGGAGAGTCTTTTACGAGCCGCATACAAACATTGGTATTACAAAGAAAAATCTTACAAAATCCAGATGATAGCGGCGGAGCGAAACGGTGTAGGCTTGCCAGTTGCAAGACACACAGAGGACACCGACATAAAAGAGGAAGAAATGAATGAGATCGAGGACACGCTAAAAGGATTGCGAGCAAACGAGAAAGAGTACTTGGTTGAAACTTTTGGCTGGGAATTTCGACTTGAGTCTCCGAACTCTCAATTTGATTTTGAGCCACAGATCAATCACCACGACAGACAAATTACAAAGAGCGTTTTGGGCACAATTCCTTGAGTTAGGAGTAACGAAGGGGGCGTTGTCTCAAAGCAAATCAGATCAGAATCTTTTCTTGAAATCTATAATGGCTCACGTTCTTTCTATTTTGGAGAAAGTGAACAGGGAACTTGTGACTGAAATCGTTCTTGCGAATTTTGATAATGTAAAGGCTTTCCCGAAGATCGAAGTAACGGCCATTGAGCAAGACGATCTAGGCGAATTATCCGTAGCGGCACAGCGATTCTCACAAGCAGGAATGTTGACCCCAGACGGAGCAACAGAGAACAACATCAGAAAGAAAATGAAACTCCCCGAGGTTGAACTCGACGAAGCGGGAATGCCAAAAAACAAACCAAAGGAAGTGGTGAAGGAAAACCCAATTGCAGACAAAGAAAGGGACGATGCCGACGAAAAGAAAAAAGTGGAGAAGGAAAAGAAAAAGAAAGAAACCGAGGCTCAAAAAAAAAAGCTAAATTCCAACAGTTCGATAGTTACTTTGGCCAGTGAGTTCAAAGCAACGAAGCGCGAGACTGATTTTGTTGGCAAGATAACAAAGAACGAAAAGATCATCACAAAGGGATTCGCTGATTTTGAGCGTGATTTAGCAAAAATGAATACAGGGCTTACAAAGTTTATTACTAAGGAATACGGGAAGGCAAAGACCATTGAGAAGAACGGAGAGATTCGACTTTCTCGAAGCGGGAACAGTTCAGTCCAGAAAGCAATCCGCGATCAAGTGACGGGTCAATGGAAGGACTTCTCGGATCGATGGAACTCAGACAAATTTGCAAATGCATTAGTCGATGCAGGGTTTGATCGTGGGGAAAGTGCAAACGAAGAACTTTCTGTTTCGTGGGCGGCCCGGGGATACAGATTCAACATTGGAAAAGTTTTGAAGAACGCCCCAATCAACATAAACGAGCGAGTGAATGATCATTTCGGTACAGAAGCAGTGGCGGTTGTTGCTATTGCGGCTATTGCTGGCATTGTTACAAAGGCGGTCAATAAAAACACGGCGCGACTTTCCTACGAGACATATCCAAGAAGCTCATTCAAGCAAGCGGTCGCAGATGAGAACTCAGAGGTGAAAAAGTTCAAAATGGTTTTGCCTGATGGCGAAACGGAGCGATTGCTCGTAGAACGGCCGGACGGATTCTCAATTGCGAACGTTTACATGATCTTTACAATAGCAGAATGGGCTACACGCAGGGAGGATGAAAACGGAAACCCGATAATTTTCCCAATCCATCCAAACGCAAAAGATTATTACCTTCCGATCATTGACGAGGAGGAGGAGGAAGAAATCAGTCGAGAGCAAAGAAAGTTGATAAATCGTGCAAAAGAACTTTCCGATGGTGAAGATATTCGGGTGCTTTTTAACGAAATTAAGACAGAAAGGTTTCCAAAATCTCGACCGAAGACAACAGAGCAGGAGCTTGAAAAACTTGAAGAACTCACTGGCTTGTTCATGTTAGGCAATATTTCCGCACTTGAGGTTGTTCGGACTGTAGAAAGTATGTAGAGTGTTTGTGGGGGGAATGCTGGACTTGCTACCCTATGCCGTCTGAGTAATGACGAGGTTGATCACTCGAATAGAGATTCATGCGCCCCCCTCCATTTGTAGAATTGTTGACAGCAAATAACAATTCGGTATATGATTCTGTTGTTATTATTTTTCAATATGCTCAAAAAACAAAAAGGCTCAATCAAATTGATGGCCATGGAATTGGCAAAGGATGAGGGAAGTTGGCAACAAATCCTCCGAACAATTGACGCGAGCAATTCGATGCGTGGTGTTAAGGTAACAAAAAAAGACCTCACAACTATGGTCGAAAATTTCAACGCAAACGTGTTGAACTTAAAGCCAAACGAATTACAGGTAAATTACAGCCACACATCATGGGAAAAAGCCGCCGGGTGGATAACAGAGCTACGAATCAAAGGACGATTCCTTGAGGCTCAGATCAGATGGACTCCACAGGCCGCCACAGCAATTGAAGATGAAGAATTTAGGTTCTTCTCTGCCGAGTTTGCACCTTCTTGGCAGAACGTAGAAACAGAAGAGGTGTTTTTAAACGTGTTACTCGGAGCCGCTCTTACGAATATTCCCTTTGTCCCCGGTATGAAACCCGTGGCACTTAGCGATGTACAAGAGGGTGAATCCAAGTGTTTTTTATTTCATAACCATTCTAAAAAAATGGAAATATTCAAATCATTGTTATCAGCTTTGCAAGGGAACGTAAATGTTTCTTTAGCCGAAGCAACAATTTTACGAACTCAATTTTCATCTATTGAAGAAGCAGATCAAGCCGAATTTTCTGAATCCGTTGAGGCAGTTGAAAAACTTGCTAAAGAAAACGGAGTAAAACTAGAAAAAGAAGCAACAGACGCTAAAGCAAAGATGGAGAAGTTGAGTACAGACCTTGCAGAAGCTACTGAAAAATTAGCGGCAGGGGTAACGGGTGACGCACAAGTTTCAAAACTTGCCGCTGATCTCAAGGAGTCACAAAAGGCTTCGAAGGAACTTCAATCACAAATGGACAAACTCAGTCTCGAGCGGAGAACAGAGATCGTTCAAAAAAAGGTTGAGGAGTTAGCAGACGCAGGAAAAATCTTACCAAAAGACATTTCCAGCTCTGTCGAAATTGCGCTTTCACAAGGAAACGTTGAGAAACAAGATAAATTCTTGGAGTATCTGGACGGAATGGCTTCAAAGGTTGATTTCTCTGTCAAAGGAGATAATTCAGCCGAAGAGGTAAGCGAGGACGCGAAAATTTCAAAAATTAACAAACTAGCTAGCGAAGCGTTTGCAAGTGATAAATCCAAAAACCTCGGTGAATGGATTGCACACTTCACTCGCGAAGAAGCATAGTTTATTTTTTATTCTTAAAAAAACAGAATCATGGCTGATAATTCAACAGCACCGATTACAGGAGCGATCAAAACTCAATCTGTTAGAATTGACACTGATCTTTCCGACAAGGAGTATTACGCAGTAGATTTTGATGGTACAGACCGAAATGTTGTAAACAATGTTGCAGACGGTAACACGCAAGGATTTATCCTTATTACAGCAGGAGACGGAAGCACCAACGAAACAGTTGGAACGATAGTTCTATCAGGTAGAACAAAAGCAAAACTTGTCGACACAGTAGCGGCAGGAGATCACTTAGTTCCTCACACAGGAGGAGCATTGGTAAAAAATTCCACAGACAAAAAGTATAGTTGTGCAGTAGCACTCGAGGACGGAGTCAGTGGTGACATTATCGCAGTTGAAGCAATTCAAGGGACAATGTCAGTGTAGTTTTTATTTATTTTTAACATTATTTTATTATGCCTTTTCCAAAACTCGAAAACGGTAAAGTAGATAAGCAATTGTCGAATATCTCAATAGCTATCACAAACGAGGAATTTATTCACAGTAAAATTCTCCCAGTGATTCCAAACTTAGCTTCTGAAACAGGAGTTATCGGAGAATTTGATGATGCTTCTCATCTACAAATTTACGAATCAATTCGTGCCATTGGTGACGAAGGTCAGCACAGAATTGAGTACAAGCAAACAAACGATACAGCGTATCGAATCGATTTTCACGATCTTTCAAAGTACACTGATGATCGAATTATTGATCAATTTGAGAAACCTTTTGATGCAAAGATGGATTCTTTGACTATTCTTGAGGCTTCGCGTGATTTAGAAATGGAGGTTGGACTTGCGACTGTTCTTGCGGACGCAACTGTTTTAACTGCCACTTCAACTCCATCTACTCTATGGGACGACTCAACAAGTGACCCCCTCGGAGACATGGAAACAGCCGCAGAAGTTGTTCGTCTTGCAATCGGTCGTCGACCAAACAAGGCTTGGACGAATTCTCCGGTGATTTCAAAACTAAAAACTCATCCACAATTTGTAGCACGAAAATCAGGTGGTGGAGTGCTTGCTGTTTTGAACAAAGCAGACGTTATAACAATCATTAAAGAACACCTTGGACTTGACGAACTTCACGTCGGAACAGCTATTAAAGCAACTTCCGTTGAAGGGCAAACTCTTACAAAAGGAGAGGTTTGGGCTGATGATTTCGGGCTTTATTACGCACCGAATAAACCATCACTTCACACGCCTTCTTTCGGATATCGTTTCGAGATAAAAGGAAAAAACAAGCGTGTATCTCAACGTCGAGAACCTATCGGGGACAAAGGAGTTCTCCAAACTCTCGATTGGGCTTTTCAGGACAAGCTCCTAATGCCAACGACAGCCGCTTACTTACTCGACCAAGTAATTACGTAATTTTTAACCACTTTAGAAAATGAGTTATTTACAAAAATACTTTCGTGGGATAATTGCGACCAAGATTTTGCGAGAGGTAGGACACGTCAAAACAATAAATTCTCAATCAATTCGAGTTCTTGAAACAGACCACAACGAAGATGTAACGGAATGTTCAGGAACAGTTGCAAAGCCAACGGATGGAGGAACTGGCTACGCTGTCGGTTGTGAATATATTGATACAGATGCATCTACTGGTTCACAAATATATGTGAATGGTGGAACAAATACTTCCTGTTCGTTTAGTCTCTTGCAAACAGCATCGATTCTTAATATCGGTGACGTTTCAGCAGGAGGAGCTTCAAACGGAAGTATCGTTAAGAAAACACTCCAAGCGGGTGAAGCGTACACAGGGACAACAGCAGGACTCATGGTAAAAAACTATGGGACGGACGGAACAGAAACCGTTCCTTCTGGTGAATTCTGTGGTCTTTATGTAAACATTAAAGGATTGCACACAGACCCGGGGAATAATACCTCGTTGATCTCTGCACACGTTCACGCGAGCAACACAACAGTTGTTCACGCAGGATTGTGGATACACGGAGACATGACAAACGGAGTTAAAGCATCTGGTTCAACTTTGACTTCAATGCTTGATGTTTCTGAGGCGACAAAGGTCACAAATCTTATTGATTTGCCGGCGGCCGCTACTGATACAATATTAGAAGCAAACACAAATACGACACCTGCGAATTGTACACACATAATCCGTTGTGCAACGCAAACGTCTACACCTATTTTTCTTCTTGGATTCACGTCGAAACCAACGTAAGAAATAGAAAAGTTATTAAGTTGACTTTAATAAAAATATGGTACAGAATCCGTCTGTACCATTTTTTTTAACCTATTTAATATGGAAATCAATTTCTCGCAGAAAATAAAACAGATCAACGGAGATACTCTTGTTGATAGTTTGAACGGAGTGGAAAAAGACGTAACACTTGGGGATGTTTGTTTTAGCGCGCTTACAAATTTGCTTATCCTAAAAGGGAAAACGGAAGAAATCAATGGAGAGGAAAAATTCAAGAACGGGATGCTTGCGGCAGAGATTTACAAAAACAAAAAGATGAATCTAAAAGTAGAACAAATTGCAAATATAAAGCGTAGGATTGGCGAACTTTATTTACCAGAAGTTGTTGTCGCGGCTTGGAACTTGCTTGATCCAGAAAAGTAAGTATCATTGTTTCGTATTTCTTAAATTTTATAAATGAAAAAAGCATTTTCGGGTTCAGAAAAAAAAGAGACTTCAAAAAAAGAAGCTCCAAAAGTAACAAAAGGAGAGGAAGTTAATAAAATCGAGCGGGTAAAAGACAACGTACCAAACCCAGAAGCAAAGGGTGGATGTTTTGTGCGAAACGTAATGCACAAACTCGGCAATGGAAAACGAGTTATCTTCAAAGCTGGTGAAAAGTTAGACAAAAAGCACGCAGATTACAAAAATCTATCAAAACACCTCAAATAAATGTCACTAGAAGCATTCACAACCGCCGCATTGGTTCGTGTTGAGGCAGGGTTCACAAACAACGCCCTCATCACCGATCCAATCATCGAACCTCATGTAATAAGTGCAAATGCTGAGATAGAGGGTTGCGTGAGTGCAAAATACAACGTGCCGTTGAGTATAAATACAAATTATTCAGGTTCTTACGCAGAAAACTTCTTGAAGGGGCTTGCGACTCAACTCGCGGCCTCCGAATTAAGTTTACAGCAATTTGAAGGGCAAGGTGGCGATTTGATTCGGATGGCCCAGAGCAAAATTGATTTGGTTCGGGAAAAACTCGCCAAACTTAAATCTGGTTCGTTGCACCTTCTCGATACAGAGGGGGTTGAGTTATCACTCAAAGAAGCCGCACTCCGTACAGTCAAAGGCTTTCCAAAAAATTCAAACCTCACTGAGCCAGACGAGCCGACAACAGTTGAGCCGGTTGTAACAATGGGGGAGCGTTTCTGATGGCACAAATGTCAATCGAGGTCGTTGGATTAAAGAAACTTCTTTCTACTTTTTCGCGTATGGAAAAAGGATTCAAGAGTTTTCGTGAACCTTTGCGGAAATCAAACAGCATAATGAGGAAAGCAATTGATATGAATTTCCCACGGCAGGGAGCAGAGCTTGGAGTTCGTTGGAAAAAACTATCCCCAGCCACAATTGCACAAAAAGGAAACAGCAAGATTCTACAAAGGACAGGAAGGCTGAGGAAAAGTTTTAAAAGCGATGTAGGTCTTAGAAAAGTTGTAATAAGCAATCCGACAAGTTATTTCCCATTTCATCAGAGCGCCGCACCTCGAAACAAACTTCCAAGACGAATAATGCTGAGAATCGATAAAAAAAGAGAAGCAGAAATAGTGAAAATTTTCAACAAATATATCCGTGGTCTTGTAAAAAAATTCTGATGTGATATTATTTATCCGATGGATAGAATAATTGACAAAATTGTCGCACTCCTTACTGCGAACGTAAAAACTTCTCGCGGAATAAAAGCTATTTACAAAGGGGACATTTTTTTGATTCCAGAAGTTAGTATCCCGGCGATAATGGTTTCGCCAGATCAAACAACAACGACAACTGCGACTAATACGCAGGATTACAATATTTTTACAATAAACGTAACAGTTGTTTTGGACGCACGAACTTATTTCAACACGTCTCCGACAGAATTCACGGGGCTTTTTATTGCCGCACAGATAATGGAGGAGCGAGAATCTGATACTTCAAACGAACCAAAGGCAGACACAATTTTGAAAACAATTCGATCAGAATTAGACTCTGATACAGATTTTTCACTCAGGGCCGACCCGACAATTGATTATGGTTTTAGTGATAATCGGGCGTTCCCAACAGTCGAGGCAAACATGCAAATTCAGGTGCTTTCTAAGGTCTATACAAGATGATTGAGATGGTTCAAGCGCGCCCGGCAAAAAAAAAGTTGTATGAAATGCGTGATGGTACTAAGATTGAAGCAACAAGTTTTGAAGAAGCTCTTAAAATTTATAAATACATAAATGAGAAAAATTAAACTAATCGCTCTCGGCCTCGTTCTTTCTTTCGGTGTTGCATTCGTCGCATACGCGGCGGTAACAAAAACATTCATCGGATCGAAAAACGAAAAAAGTACTTACACATATTCTTTAACTGCCGCAGACACTACAGCGATTCACGATATTTCAGGGGCTTCATGGATAGGACTTAGTTCAACGGGGCTTTCGGCAGACACAGTAGCGGTTCAGCTTTCTGTTTTACCTGCGCCAACGGTCGCAGGGGAGTGGTTCACTTTAACGGATAATTCAGGAGTAAATCCATTTGCGGCTACGAATAATTTTTGGCAACAAAGCATTGTCGGATCAAGGGCGTTGCGTTTTGTTCGTACTGGCACAGCAGATGGAACTATTGAAATGCAACTAACTTTGAAAAAATGAAAAAAATAATCGCAATCGGACTCGGCGCGTTCCTTTTCGGAGGAATTATTTTGGCACAAAGCGGGCCATTCAAGGCTTCGGAATACATGAACAGGGCGGATGATATTTTACAAAGAAACACAGCGGGAGAAATAACTTCCACAACGTCTACGGATACACTTGGAAGCTCAACAGATCGATGGGATAAAATTTGGGCTGATGATATCGACACAACTAGCGCAACAATTGGAGGACTTACTACTGGCGCAATTATTATCGACGTTGACGACACAGAAGCATTTTTAGTAAGGAAAGACGGAGATCTAGGAGACGTTTTCAGCGTGGACACAGTAAATACACAGGTGACAATCGGGGCTTATACGTTCCCGGGAACAGACGGAACTACTGATTATGTTTTGGCTACGAATGGTTCAGGTACTTTGTCATGGGTAAAATCAGGAGCGGTCGAAGATGGAACAGCCGCAGGACAAATGGTTTTCTGGGATGGAACATCTGAATACAAACACAGCGAAACTTCGGAGATTTTCTGGGACGACACAAACAAAAGGATTGGATATGGTATAGCGACTCCGGGTGCGATGTTAGAAGTACAAAAAGCAGATAATACAGAAGCAGTCCCAGCAGTTATAATTGACAACGACGACACAACAAATAATCCAGCAACATTGCAAATAGAAAATGCAGGTTCTGGGAATAGTATCGTAGTAGATACAACTGATTTTGTTTTAAACGCCTCAGGGGAGGTTGGGATAGGACAAGTCCCGGTATCTGGAAGTAAATTGAGCTTTCCCACAGACAATGATCCAGTAACTCCAACACTTTCTTTTGGTGATGGTGATACAGGGTTTTATGAAAGTAGTGATAATACCCTAAGAATAGCAATTGGTGGATCAAATGCGTGGTACACAACCTCGCTTGGCTTCCACGCGGATTCTTCGACAGGGCCAGTTCTTATTCCTTCTGGTGTAAGTGCAACAGTGCCTACTATATCACCAAAAAGAACTGATAAAGACACAGGGATTGGTTCATCGGCGGATGATCAGTTATCACTTATTGCAGGAGCAACAGAACTTTTCCGAATCATCGAGGCCGCCACAAATTCTATCCTGATTCCCGAAAATAATATTTGGTTTGGGCAAACAGACAACGCGGGCACAGGAGTTGTAAATTTATTCAAAGCAAATACGAGTGATGAAATCGAGATAGGAGCGGCTCTCAATGTTGGGACAGTAGAAATTGAGGAGGACGCTGGTGCGGTAACATTCACAGATATGAGTGTCACAGCAGACCCGGCGGCAGGCACAGAAGAAAGCTACTCACTTATGATCGATTCAAATGTAATCGCCAAGGTTTATGCCGAGGCGGACAGCGCAGGAGGACTTCAAAATAAAAGATTTTTGACGGGCGAAGATGTAAAAGTTGGAATAGGAACAACTTCCCCAAACACGACCCTCGAGCTAGAAGGAACTTTTTCATACACACCGAGCAATGATACTTCCCTTGCGGCGGCCACACAGATCACTGTGGCGAATGGAATCGTTAGAGTGCTAGGAACAGGAGGTGCGGTAACTTTAACAGGCACACCGACGATCGTGGACGCGACTGATGGAACAATAGTGATGATTCAGGGAACGGACGACACAAACACAATAACTTTACAAGACGAATCAAGTCTCGCGGACACTGGGTTACAACTTCCCGGTGGTTCGGATTGCGTACTTGGCGAGGGTGATACTATTTCTTTGATGTATGATTCAGGGATGGATAAATGGATAGGTGCCTCCCAATGTAACGACAATTAAATGAAAATATTTAAAACAATAGGAATCGTTTTAGGTTCGGTTTTCTTATTGGGAGCGGCACTCCTGATAAACGCCGCCGACCCTGCCCTACAAACAGGCTCAACTACAAAAGGGCTTGTGTCTCATTTCTCGCTCGATAAACAGCAAAAAGACGAAAGCGAGCTTGTGAATTCAAGTGCTGGGACTAGTTCGTTCCCAA